TGCTGACGGTTATGTAAAAAGTGGCGGGACACACCCACTCACATCTGACGTTTTTACCCGATCTGGAAATGCGGTAATAAACACAGACCAAACCAAAATGACTGGTTCGTCAACTGCTGCATACAACCCAGCGGGAGCGAATTCCGATGGTTGGGAATTGGATAGTACAATTTCCTCAGGACTAGAAGTAGGTTCTTCGTCCCCATTAAGCATTCAGTTTTGGTTTTACTGTTCAAATGACGGAAGTGGAAGCTCCGCAAGATTGCTTGGTTGGGATGGTTGGCACACATCAGGGTCAGGTATAGAATTTGAAACATTATCAACTGACTACGACAGATTTATATTTTATGAACATACTGGAGCTACGACCAGTAGAAGAAGCATTGGTGATCATGTCTTAAACGCTAACGCTTGGAACCACATATACTGGGCGTTCCAACCGAGCGGTAGTTCATACCTTGGAATTAATGGAACTGTAACGGAAGCTTCTGGTTCTTATATTACTAATTTTGCTCCAACAGTAGACTTGAATTTGCTTAAAACACCAGCAAATGCTGATGATGCAGTAAAAGGTTATGTACAAGAATTTATAGTAAAAAACACCGTACCTTACACTGCCAATTTTACACCATCAACAACTCCTTTAGTGTAATGAAAACACTCCTCGCAGCCATAATGTTCACAACGACGACTCTCATTGGAGCCGATCTAGTTTTGACGTGGCAGGACAACTCGGACAACGAGGATGGCTTTGAGATTTGGCGGCAGCAAAATGGAGGCGAGTGGTTACTCATTGCTGCAACAAACGCTGATGACAGCACCTTTACGGACGGTGTTATACCTGTAGGAACAACGCTGTCATATCGGGTGCGAGCGTGGAATCAATTTGGTGAATCAGATTATACTAACATAGTTAGTGTTAATACATTCCCTCCAGCAGCTCCTAGCAGTTTAGGCGGTGCAGTGATTAAGAGCGAAGGCGTTTCAATGGTTCCGCAAATGTTGAAGGAAGAACTTGGTTCGCCACCGCGTAGAACTGTTTCGGTGAGAACGTACAGAGATCAGCACGGGAGGCTGGTTATAGACAGATCATGAGGACTGTAACTAGGATAGGTGGTTCTAATGGAGACAGGTTCTTGGATCTTAGTGACTACGAACGGGTCTTGGGTTCTATCTGTGAAGAGAACGAATGGGAGTACGAAGCCTTTAGGGACTACATATTTTTTGACAAAGAATGTTTCAATATAGATAACAGGCAAGACCTTAAGAGTGATTTGGAAAGCAGAAGGCTTTCAATCAGCAAGCTTAACGAGTACGCCTTAAATTACGACGAGTGAAAGACATGGTAGAAAGATCAGTTATAGGTGTGCTAGGATCAGGAGCAGGTCTAGCCCTAGCAGGAACAGACCAAGTGCTATCTGTGGTGGCATCGGCATTCACTGTGGTCTTTATGAGTCTTTCTATTTTAAAAATATTAAAGGAGATAAGAGACAAGAAATGAACGGTGAGCTAGTGGCAATGCTTGGGGGCGGAGTCACGGGGTTTGTGATGAAACTAATTTCAGCACAAATGAATATTCAAGCAAACGCCATTCAGTCCATGATCAAGAAACAGGGAATAGTAGATGATTCAGCAGATAGAGCAGCACAAAGATCAGGAGAAAGCGGAGCGTGGGTACGAAAACTCATCGCTATGTGCATCTTGTTTTCAGTGGTATTTGCTCCCTTCATCATGGCCTTCTTTGACATACCAGTAACGATTGAGGCACAAAAAATGGGAGTGTTTAAATTTTTAGGAATAGGAGCAGATAAATGGAAAAACTTAGAGGGGTTTGTGTTGTTGCCAGAAGTGAGGCAAGGAATGCTAGCTCTACTGGGTTTCTATTTTGGAAGTTCACAAGTTAAATAGGAAGTATAGTTATGCCAAAAGACGCGTGTTACAGAAAAGTTAAAGCCCGTTACAAGGTGTTCCCATCTGCGTATGCAAGTGGGGCGATTGCTAAATGCCGTAAGGTGGGTGCCGCTAATTGGGGTAAGCGTAAGAAGACCAAGTAATGGCTGTACGGAAGACAAAGGAAGGTGCTTCTTTAAAGCGGTGGTTCAAGGAGAAGTGGGTAGATGTACGCACTGGTAAGCCCTGTGGTCGCCGTAAAGGAGAAAAGAGGGGTACACCCTACTGTCGTCCTTCAAAGCGTGTCAGCAGCCGTACACCAGTTACATCAGGCGAAATGACTGCATCACAGAAACGATCAAGAATAGCTCAGAAGAAGAAACTAGGTCAACCAGCAGGTAAGCCTAAAAGAGTAAAATCAATAAGGAGAAAATAACATGCCAAAAGGACCAGGAACATACGGAAAAAAAGTAGGACGCCCATCCAAATCTACAAGATCTAAGGCTAAACGTAAGTGCAAACGATAGACTAGTGGCTATCAACAAAAAGAACATGAAGTGCAACGTCCCTCGCAGACAAGTGTCTGGTGGGAAGAAGTCCGTCGTGAAAGCCTGCCAAGGTGGGAAAGAAAAAATCATACGATTTGGCGATGCTAACATGTCCATCAAGAAAAGAAACCCAGCACGAAAGAAGTCCTATTGTGCTAGGTCTGGCGGAATCAAAGGAACCAAGAATAAATTATCAGCTAACTACTGGAGCCGCAGGGCTTGGAATTGCTAATGGCAAGATACGATACATATGGTCAGCAGGATGACCGCATCATAGAAGAACTCGATACAGGCTTTGTTGGGTTCAATAATCGTTTGCGTCCAGACCAATTACCCACAGGCGTATTAACGGAATCCAACAATGGTAGATTGGGTATCAACGGAGAGTGGCAAACCCGAAAGCCATTATTGTTTTTAGCTACACCATTCCAACCAGCTCCATTAAAGGTTGGTGCCGTCCGGTTACATGATGATGCATGGCCAGGGATTTCGGGAACGCCATCCGTTAGCAGCGGCACTGTAACCATTACCTTTTCATCAGATGCATTCCCCTATAAAACTGTAGCAAAAGAAGATTGGGTAGGCCAGGTAGTAAATTTAACTGGATTTTCGGGTAACGACGGTTCTGGGCAAAGCGTCACTATAGATGGAAACTATGCCATTGTAACCGCCCCGGCGAACAACCAAATTACATTGGTTGTGACAAACCTTTCTACCATTACGGGTGTTGGCACTGTTCGTGGGCCACATTTGGATGATACCGCGATCAACGAAATTGAAGATTCGATCGAATACAGCGATCCAAACAACAACTCGGAAAGCTATGCACTTTGCATAGGGACAAACAAAGCTAGTGTTGTAAAATTGTCAGACAACTCCGTAACCGATATAGCATATCCTAGCGGATTGGATGCTGTGGGAGGTCAAGCTCTACAGGCATTCAATAAAGTGTTTATCTTTAGAGACGGCAAGGTGGCGTTAGAGTGGAACGGTGTACTAACCGGAACTCCTGCTTTTACTAGGGTGGCAAACGGGTCTTTCACAGAACCTGTTGACATCATCGTGGCTGCTGGAAGTTTTCAAATAGTAAACCAGTTAGCCACCGTGGTATCGGATACCGGATCCCTAAACCAAGGGACTTCTGTATTTATAAAAAATGGTGTAAATAAAGACATCGCAGATCCCGACGAAACCGAGTACGATGTTAGCGGATCTGGGCTAATTCAAAATGTTGAATTTTCAGTAAAGGAAGTTTTTGCAGATGGTGCTACAAAATCCATATCCACAACCAGCTTGTCTACCACTGCTGGAATTGAGGAATTTACTGGTTACAATAAAGCAATACTAACCACGGGTTCTGCTCACGGACTTAAGGTGGGCGATCCAATTACCATAGCAAATTATCATTCATCGATTGATGGAAACAGAATCATTGCCGAGGTGCCAAGCACAACCACCTTTGCAGTTTATATATCTGGAACACTAAGCAGCCAAGGACCCAGCGGGTCTCCCACCGTAGCAATTAAAAAAGGTTTTACATTTTCGGTGCCAACTGAGGGGACAACAGGTTCAACGTCAAAAGACACGCTGACATCCACTCCAATATTTGTAGAACAAGCTTCCGAGGGTGCCGGGTATACGCATATGCCAGCACCTCCATTTGGTGCATACCACCAGAAAAGAATAGTGGTTCCATACAGGTATGAGATGAGCGAAGATACAAGCGGTACAACTATTACCGATCGCAACATACACGACGAGCTTATCTTTTCTCAGATACTGGACGATTCTACTTACGACTACATGTATGGACAATTTAGGCTAAATGCAGGAACATCTGATTTTGTTGTAGGGCTTCATTCATTTTCGGAAGATAAGCTAGTGGTATTTAACCGAAACAGCATACACCTAATCAGCAATAGCCTAAAATTAAAAGAGGCGAAAAGCACATTGATCACCGATGAGGTGGGGTGCTTGGCCCGCAAAAGTATTGTCCAGGTAGCAAACAACCTCATCTTTCTCTCCGACAATGGCGTTTACGGTGTGGACTTCCAAGACCTCTACAACTTGCGTGGAAGGGATCTTCCATTATCAGCCACCATCCAAGCTACCATTGAAGATATAAATAAAGATTATGCAGAGAATGCTGTAGCTGTATATTTTGACAACAGATATTTCATAGCAGTACCCACCGGAAGTTCGACAACAAACAACACACTTTTGATATACAATTTCATCAATAAGGCTTGGGAATCAGTAGACTCTATCAATGATTCTGCTTGGGATTTCACTAACCTAATCGTAGCAGGAAAGGGTTCAAACAGGGGAGTGTACGCTATCAACCGCAATGGCGGAGTTCACAAGGTCGAGGGCGGCACTGGAGGCAATGATGTGTTTATCACCCAAGTTGGATCCACTTCAGGATCGCAGGCTGTTGTATCTTCCGCTACCACCAGAATGTACACACTAAAATCCATAGATAGAAAAAAGTGGAACAATTTCGAATTGCACATAGAATCTGAACCAGGACTAGCTAGTAATGGAAACCTATCTGTCGAGACAGAGAATGTTGATAGCAATGTTTCTCTAGGAACATTAGCAAGTTTTAATGGTGGCAACCAACTAACAGCCGGAGAAGATTATTCGATTCGGGGAAGGATAGGAAACAATCGAGCTTACGGATTACAATTTACATTAGACACCACGTTTGGAAGACCAAAATTTAGATCACTGAAGGTGGCAGGAGCTACAACATTCAGAAACCCAGCAACAGCAGAATAATGGCTATATTAGTTAAAGGACAAGATTTCGCAGACGGCGAACAAATAACAGCAACAAAACTAGATAATTTAGTTGATAATGCAACATTTGCATCAGGGGCGGTTGAAACTGGTGGAGGTGTTCAACTTAATGGCAGCGGTCAGTTGAAGGTGGCTGGCAATATAGATATTGGTACATCCAATCTGACGGCCACTGGAACCATTAGTCTGGGGACAACATCCTTCAATGACAACAACATCACAAATGTTGGCTCCATCGCATTAGATACAATTACTAATGACGGCACGGATGTTACAATAGATTCATCTGGGGACATTGTCTTAGATGCAGGCGGACAAGATATTAGATTTAAGGATGACGGAACTCAGTTTGGAAGGATTGCCCAAAGCAGTAGCAATTTAGTTTTGGCTGCTTCTATTGCGGATAAAGACATTTTGTTCCAAGGTTACGATTCAAGTTCCACAATCACGGCGCTTACGCTTGATATGTCAGCCGCCGGAGCTGCTACATTTAATGATAAGATTACGGCTGTAGGAACCTCAGTGTTTACCAATCTCGATATATCGGGGGATGTGGATG